CAAACCCTAGTAGATTCATTTTCTGTTCCTACTCTATATCTTACAAAATTTATATTAACTTTAAGAATACCATTTGTAAATCCTAACTTATTTAATAAAGTTTCTATATCAATTGCAAATTCTTTTTTACCTACGGTATTTGTAACATTGTACATATAGTTTTTAATATCCCCTGTTTTAATGTAGGCTACATTATTACCAGATTTTTGTGGTAATAGGTTGTTATTTATATCATATACTGATACTTCCATAACATCATATTTACATTCACCGAAATCGGTATCTTCTATCTCACCTTTTGTTACAATAAATAAATCATCGTATTGAAGAAATTTTCCCTCATTTTCTATGTTTTTATTTATATCTTCAAAATTACTATATTTTGTAATACTCATAATCGTTAATATGATTTAGGATGTGCGATTCTTAATATAGTTGGGTACTCTTTGGTTTTATTACTACCATCAACTCTTTGAATACTTATGTTTAAATTACCAGCATGCTCTACTGTATTATCTCTTTTACTCCACTTACCCATGCCAGATGGTACAAATTTTAATACTACTTTTTCACTTCCACCCGCAGGTATGGTTATATTAGATGTTGGTATTGCAAACCAGTTTCTTCCATCGGAAGTATTATGTACTATATTAAGTACAACCTCATCGGTATCATTATTTGTAAAATCTAAAGTTTCACCGGCTAACCATTCGTATACCTCATCTCTAGCGTTTTTGTATTTTAATTTAATTTTAGGTTCATTTCCGGTAGCTGATGGTGTAAATTTAACAATTACTACATCATTTATTACATCACCACCAACTGCAGCTGCTAAGTTTGTTGCAGATTGTTGAATTGCCTGTTGGTTTTGTACTGCCCCTAATTGAGATTGCAATCCTTCTATTATTGCGTTTAACGAATCAACTAATTTAATCAATGATTCAATCTGTGCTTTGAATCCTGTATTTTGTGATTGTAACGATGCTCTTAATATGGATTCTTCTACTGATTTTTGAACTGCATTTTGTATTTGAGTTGCAAAGTCTTCAATTGTAGTTGATAATGTATCCAATTGATTTACCAATACATCATTTGATTGTTCAATTGACAATCTATTATTTATTTCAGATTGTACCTGCGATTCTAAATCAGATATTGTTGTATTTAAATTTTGTACTTCCGTTGTTAATGTATCTACTATTTTTCGTAAATCTTCATTATCAACAACCTGCTCATCATATAATGGCTTTGGTACTAAATCTTTTCTAATAATTGGTATATTAGGTTTTAATTCGGTAACTTCTACATTTATTGCTTTTACTAATTCTAAATTATCGTATTTATCTTTATGTAATTCTTTAAATATAAGTGAACTCGCAACTTTGGTATCATCCACAACGGTTATTCCATAATCGTTTTTTGAAATGGCAGCCGAACCGGAAACTTTTAAAATTTCTTCTAAAATTTCTTTTCTTTTTTCTTCTAATTTTTGAGCAATTGCTTCTAACGATGTTGGCATTTTATACTATTTCAAATACTGATTTATCATCAATTATATATTCTATTCCACTTTGTATAATTTTTAATTTTAATAAGTAAGTTCTACTAATTGGTAATGTATGCAAATTCATAGTAAAATAACTACCACTAACATCACAACTTATTTTTGTATAATCTCCAAATGGGTATATTATCTCCTTTGTTACATAATCTTCTAATTGATAATAAGATGAACCAGATGGTAAATAACTCGTATTATCATAATCAAAATTTTCACTAAATGTTCGTAGTGGGTATAATTCTCTACCTTTTACACGTATCTTAACTTTACCATTCTGTGGATATTTTGATTTTAAATTAGAATAAACTATTTTAAATTTTTCTTCTGGTATTACTGATAATGAACCGGTTATAAAAGAACTATCATCCCAAACTAATTCTAATTTTGGTTCATATATAGTATGTGTTTCTTTTGAAAAGAATTTTAATACACCATAATCTAATATATTTTCTTCGTTTTCTAAACTGTGATGCATTATAAATCCATTATTTGGCAATGAACCACTAACCCATTTGTGTACTATATTAGTAACATCCATTCTAACATCATCTAATTCATAATTATATGATTGGGATGCCATAGATGCCGTATACCAAGTACCTCCTTCTGCATTTGCTGAACCTGTTGTTCCTGCTGCAAAAACGGCAGTACCACCTATTACATTATCTTGCCAACTATCTACACCATTTCTATATTTCCAACTTACCCCATCCGTACTAACATTATCAAATTTAGTACCAGTTCCCATATTCCAACTTTGAGAAACCGCATTTGCATATATTGTATATTCTAATGGAATCTCTTCTGAATTTGCAGAACGTAATACTAAATAAGTTGACCAACTTCCGGAACCTATTGATTGTATTTCGGATTTAATTGAACCCGTATCAAATTTAATTAAAGCTCGAGATATATCTTTAATAGAACCATAATACAGTTTACCTACTTCTAAAATTTCATCTCTTCCGGCATTTTGATCCGGTTGTTGAAGATATATACTTGCGTCAAATGATGATGTGAATAATTTATGCATTACAATGCCCTCCCCTTAATGTCTTTATTTGGATACTTAACTTCAAAAACACACGGATCAATTGATGGGTATACCATTTTACCAACCGTTGCTTCATCAATATTATAACGATTTTCAGAATAGTTTTCCCCATTATCAGATTTACATATGTTATATACCTTTACAGATGGTACACTCATTACACCTTCTACGTTTGCGAGAAGCAATTCTACTTCTGAAATGTTTATTGGTTTATTAAACGTCCATTTATCTATATTAAAGTAACTTTGTATTTCTGTCAAACACGCGGTTAATACCTCTCTTTTATTATAATTAGAATAAACTATTATTTCAAAATCTACTCCAATATTTACAACAAATCCATCTATAATATTTACACCATCCGTCAACATTCTATATTCACTTATATAGGTTTTTAAATTTTGTTTAACTGCGGAATTTAATTGTGTAAGTTTTTTATCACCATCGTAGGCGAGTACATACATATTTATTGCGAATGGATTATTTATTTCAGATATTGATGTTTTCTTTTGAGATAGATATTTTACTAATTCAGTTTGTATTTCAGATTTAGATTTATCTTTTAATCCTTCTACTACGCCAACAAATTCTGCTATATTTTTTGGAGATGCTAATATGGATGATGGTGAATTATTATCAATCTCCCCATCTGGACTTACATATACTTTTGCAACACTACCATATCTTTCTGGCATTGATAATGCACGTACTATATAATCTTGCCTAGTTACTGCTCTATTTTGAGAACCAAATGTAGATAATGCGTTTTGTCTAATTTCTTCAATTGATTCACTATCTCTACCACCAACTGCTGCTTCTAAATTTTCTACTGCGATTGATTGTTTTATAGTACTATACAATGCTTGATTTGTTATTGATAATAAATCTTCCTCAAACTCTATTCTACGTATTGATGTTAAATCACCAACATTTACATTTGATTCAATCCCACCACCTATTAAGTATTTTACTTTTAATGTTTTATTTACAGGAGTTATTCCAAATGTATTTGTTTTTAAAAAATTAGATGGATCAATACCATCATTTAATCTTTTTATTGAGTTGGCTAATCCTAATCCTATATTTTTAGTATTTGGTAATATTAGTTCATCTGCCAAATTAGAATCACCACTTCCAAACTGCAAATCCATTGTGTTATCTGAATTAACTTTTACAGAATATCGGTATGGTACTTTTTGTACTTCTAAAATATATGGAACATTTGTCAAATTTGAACTTAACTGCCCGTTTTCTTCTAAATTAGGTTGTTCTACAAATACACTTTCTTGTGCAAGATACGGAACTTCGTACCATTTAACGTAATCGTCATCGGATGTTACGGATGTAACCTCTATAACATTGATATCATTTATGGTTACAAACGGATATTCTACATAATCACCAAACGTAAATTCAGTTTCTCTTTCTGTTGCAGATATTGCTTTTATTTTTTTTGTTATTAAATAAAAGGTAGGTTCACCTGATGTGGTATCTCTCTCATATACATCAATTTCTCTTTCAGTATTATTTGCAAAATCAACACTATCAACTGTTCTAAATATAATATTAGAATTACTAGTAGATGTTACTTCTAATCCATCTTTTAGTTTAAGATAATAAGTTTCATCTGGTGCATTAGTTACACCCAATCCTTTTGCTGGGACTAATTGGTATACAGTTAATGTTGTTACTGCGGGAGTTGTTACTTTGGGTTTATATCCCATAGTTTGTGCCAGTGCAACTACATTTTTTCTTTCTGTTGCATAGGATAGCAATGATTCTTTTAACTGTGTATCTTGATAGAATGTTAAAATATCACCAATTGCAGCCGCCTGTTCAACAAATACCATACCAGGCGATGAATCGCTGAAATCTGAATATGTATTTGGGTAATACGTTTTTGTAAAATCAATAAGAGTTTGTTTTAAGGAAGCAAAATCTTTACCAACATAATTTATGTTTTTATTATTACTACCAAAACTTTTATTTATAGGTTTTATCGCCATTGAATTAGTTATTTATACTTATGTTTAATGTTTCTGATAAATTTGGATTAGAAACTAATGAAAATTTCACATCTAAATTTATATTATTTACATCAATATCAGTTTCATCGTAATCAAATATAATTTCATCTATATTTAGATATGGCAACCAATTACTAACGGCATCCAATATTGTATTTTCTATTTGAGTTTCAATTTGTCCTGGTATGATTTGTTCAAATAATAATAACCATACATCGCATCCAAATTCAGGATTCATAACTCTTTCTCCCTTTTTTGTTAGAATTAAATTTTTTAAATTGTCTTTAGCTTGACTTAATGTTGTATAATTTACAGGAAAAATACCATTATTATCAGATATACGGTTTATACCTATACTTAATATTTTGTAATTATTCTCTGTTAAGTCGCTTACATTAACCTTACCTAATTCTATTGCCATTTTTTATTAAAATCTTTTAACCAATTCGGTGTAATCTCTATTTAATGCTTTTGTTATTACATCTACTTCCGAATTACCCGTAGTAGGTATACTACCATTGTGTAAATCAGTTCCTCTAAAATCCATAGTTTGCCATTCATTTTCTACACCCATTTCTGGATAAAGACCATCTAATACACTCGGTGTTGAACCTTCACTTCTATGTGCAGATGAAAATGGCTGTGTCATATTAAGAATCTCATTTATCATTGGGTCTTTTGTAAATTCCCTTTTTGTTCGTTGAGTTGGTACTACGGTTTGCTTTCTAATAGGAGCAGTAGTATTTACTTCCGTCATTTCTTTTAATGATAGTACTTCTTTTTTACTTTGTGAGTTTAATGTAACTGCGCCAGATTTGATAAGTTTTACAAGTTGTTCTGTTACTTGCTCTTTTACTTGAGTTTTCACTTCGTTCTTCACAACTTCTTTAATAAGGCTTAATAAAATGTCTGATTTCATAAAAAATTGTTGTTTTGTTAGATATAAATATAAAAAGTTAAAATTTATTCAGAAATATAATAACCAGTAAATGGTAATACCGCAGGGGATGGGGCAGCAGGTGGTGGATATTGGCTAATACAGAAATGTGCGCCTGTTACAGTTGTTAAGTGTAATTTAGCCGATTGTATAAACGCATTTAAAAATATTTCACTATTTGAATTAGGTGGTACTACTATATTTGTCCATTTTCCGGCATTTAAAATAGGTGCAGATGTTACGGCTATATTTCTTAATGTCATTGGAGCAGGTATAATTGGTGGTAATAAATATAAAGATGCACCGCTCCAATATTGTATGACGGCCGGTCCTATTACATCTAATATAGTTTTTTTACTTGATAATTTAGTAGTCTGTAACAACTGAATCAATGTTGTTTCCATACCCTCTACATTCCCATATATTAGTGGTATGGCTGTTAAATTTGAGTATCCAGATTTTATAGTAAAATCATAAGAACGTGTCAATGCTTTGGCGAATTTATTAGAATCCTTTCCAAAAGTAAAACTATTCATTTGGGGCAATAACTCACCCTTAAACCGTTTCCAAGACATTAGCTTTTACTCAAATAATTTTTGGCAGATAATATTGTTTTTAACTTTGATTTTATAGAGTTAAATTGAGCCCGATTTTCTGGACCTATTTTAGATGGTCCTGCTGGTGTTAGATAATTTTGTTTAAGTATTGTATCTATTAACTCTCCCATTATTTTTACTAACTCACCACCCAACACCATTTTCTGAACATCCGCACCCGCATCTCCCTCACCCGTATTCTTTCCTAAAAATATTTTACCATTTTCAGAATTTAAAAATATTTGGTTTGCTCCCGTTGATTGGATTGTTACTTTATTATTTGAATGTAAGTAAATTTCCTTTTCAGCATCTACTGAAAAATTACCATCTGTTATTACACCGGTATTACCTTTTCCAAAAATAATAAACTCATATGCCTTTGAAGATATTACAACTCTATCAGAATTTATAAATAGTTGATCTCCACTTAAATTTTTAGAATTTGGAAAATCTTTAAATCCTACTCTTGTTTTTTTTACAGTTTCTACAAATGGAACTTTTACTTTATTGGATGTAAGGTATATTGATGTACCATCTTTATTAATGTCTTCATCAACTAACTCACCAATTTTTTTAGAGTCTAATTCTGGGTTTTGTTTATTTCTAATAAAAATAGATGGTGATGATGTCTTGCCATCCTCTGTTAAATTAAACTCTGAAAAGCGTATTGTATTTCCAACTCTACCACTTAATATAGTATCACCTTCTTTTGGATTTAAGAATTTTATTTTTTCTTTTACAACATACCCTTTTTCATCAGATTTGGTTTGGGTTGGTTTTTGATTTGGTGTACCAGTATTTTTTGTTTCTTTGTAATTTTTATTTTTAGAATCAACACCAACTGTTTGAGTGGTTTTTTCTTTTGTAGATTCAGATGTTTTATAATCTTCTCTATAATTGGGATAATGTGTTATTGAATATGGTTGCCAATAATAATCATTACCTATTTCCAATACTAATACAGTTTCACCAACAATTGGATATGTTATATTATTTTTATCAAATGGAAAAGCATATCCTTCTAATTTAATAGCCGATTCTCTACTAAATTCTACTACTCCTAAAAAACGGATATCGTTATCATCAAAATTAGAATTACCATTGTATTTTTTAATAAAATCACCGGTTTTATCTAATTTTTTATCAGATTTAAGATATACGCGTGTTACGGATGCTAGAAATGTATCTTTAATCATTTTATAATTTTGTTTTTATTTCGTCAATTTCAATTTGAATATCATTTAGTTTTTCTTTCTGTTCTTCTTCAACTTTACTAATTGTATCTTCTAATTCTCCTAATAATTGTGCTTTTTCATTATCACTTAACCATCCATCCTCACCTATTCCTTTAGCTTCGGCAGCTGCCAATCGTTGCGCAATTGTTGCCAATTTAATTAAATGATCATCGTTTTTAATAGATGAATCGATTAAATCTCTAATTATTGGTGCAATTACGGTTGCTTCTCCAACATTTTTAATTAACTTACGAAGAGATTCAATCATATCTGAAATGTTCTTCTTTTTGTTTTGTTGGTTTTCGTATATATCTTTAAATAATGATGATAAATTTTTACCATCAAATAATTGAAACTCTGTTGCCATAGTATATCTTTATAATAATTATTTGGTTATTAAATTTTACTTATCAAATAGTTTCCCATAACTAAATAATCCATATCGGAGTTCATAAACGTCCATATCGCATCTTTCGGTGTGTTTGCCATTGTTTTACCTCGTAAATTAAATGATGTATTTAATAATATGGGAGTGCCACTGACCGTTTCAAACTCCTTTAATAAATCGTAATAGAGTGGGTTTTGCTCTCTTCTAACGGTATGTATTCTTGCAGAACCATCTACGTGCGTTACGGATGGAATACGCTTGTAATCAGTTACTTTAACCACCTGGTTCATATAGGGAACTTCCTCCTCTGAACTAAAATATTTATCAAAATCTTCAATTGTTACCGATGGTGCAAACGGTCTAAACATCTCTCTTTTTTTAACAACCTTATTAATCCTATCTCTTATATCCTCTAAATGTGGATTTCCTAATATAGAACGATTTCCCAATGCCCTTGCACCAAATTCAGTTTTACCCTGAAACCAACCTATAATATTTCCTTTGTGTATAAGATTAGCAGTTAATTTTAACAGTTTTGATGTATTATCATGCTCTTTTATCAATATACCATCAATATCCGTAATTGCTTCCAATATTTCTTTATTACTATATTCTGGACCGATATATGGTGTTTGATTATCACCACCATCTACTTTTGGGTTATTTAATGTTTGATGCCAGTGATATAAACATGCACCTATCGATGAACCTGCATCAGATGGGGCATATGGTATCCATACGGAATTGATAGATGCGTGTTTTTTTATTTTACCATTCGCAGTACCATTGTACGCACATCCTCCTCCTAATACCAAATTCTTATCATCTACTTTGGATGCTAATCTGTTTAATATAAAATAGAATTTTTTTTCATACCATTTTTGCAAAGATGCTGCCAAATCCATATGACATTGTTCAATCGGTTCTTCTGGTAATCTGGTTGGAAATCCTATAAGTTTATTTAATTCATAGGTAAACATTTCAGTATTAGAATACTCCCACGTAAAATACTTTTTTACAATCTCAAATAATGATTTTGAATTCTTTTCTATTTTATCAAACACATATTCGTATTCTTTGGAATCACCGTATGGTGCTAATCCCATTACTTTATACTCACCACTGTTTGGTTTAAATCCTAAATATGCAGTTATAGTTGAATATACTAATCCTAATGAATGCGGGAATTTTATAGTATCTATTTCAGTAAACCCATTAGCATCGCATATTGCAAATAATGCAGTATCCCATTCACCAACTCCATCAATTGATACTCCTAATGCCTTTTTGTATGGTGATGTATAAAATGAAAATGCCAAATGTGAATAATGGTGTTTTACATATACCAATTCGCCGGTATAATTGATTTCATTTTTTAAATAATTTTTTAAATCACCTTCTGTTTTAGAAAATGTATCTTTAAATTTATTCCAGGTTTTATTTTTAGATATCCATCTTTTACCTAACGTATTAGATACTCTATCGTATTTTAAATCAGGATCCTCATACCAACACACAACATCAACTTCATCAATTGTTATGTTTGCGTATTCTAAACACCATTTAATAGCCTGTATTGGAAATGAGTTATCGTGCTTAATACCACTAATCTTTTCCTCTTCAATTGCAGCAACTACCTTACCATCTATCAATAAAGCAGCCGATGAATCGTGATAAAATGCGGATAATCCTAACTGTATCATATCTTTATTAAATTTCTATATCACCTTCATCCATAAACTGATTAAATAAAACAGTTTGAGTTTCTTTCATTTTATTAACAACCTTTGTTACATAATGAGTTGGATAGCCGGTCATCTCTCTAATAAGTAGATATAAACTTTTTTTATTAAAATTTTCTATGTATTCTGCCCTTCTAAAGAGTTCTAAAACGGCATCTGCAATTTGCATATCTCTTTTCTTTGGAAAATGGGTTTCCAAATGCTCATCCCAATATTCTAACATTCGTTTATTGAATGTTTTATATTCGTCATTTTTAGTTTCTTCTTTCCAATTATTTTCAGTATCCCACCCCTGCGGCATATGTGACATAATATCGGTATCTTTGTACCGTTTATAGTTGGAGTTATTTGCTAGAATTAAATAATTTCTAGCAACGATTGTGAAATATGAAAATGCCTTACCTTTACCTTCTTGATACATATGTATCTTTTCAATCATAAAGGCAACCGTTTCACACATTACATCCTGTGGATCATCATCAAAGTAACTAAACTTCCACTTATTGTAAACTATTTCGGCTAATTTATCAAATGCAGGTTTAATTCTATCTTTATATATTTTATCCTTTTCTAATTGTGTTTCTGATTTATTATATTCTACAATTGCATTTTCGGTATCTTTTGTAAAATATTGTTTATTTCTCTTCTTCTTTACTATCATTTTGTTTGAGTTTGAATTTTTCAATAGTTTCTTTTATTTGATAAAAAATAGATCCTACTTCATCATCCTTCTCAAACATTTGACGGTTATCTATCTGTCTTAATGCTTCCAGTAATGCTTCGTTTCTTATTAATTCTGTTTCTATAAATTTTTCATAATCATCAATAACATCTTCGTAGTTTTCCAATTTTGTTATAAGATTATAGATTACCCAAATCGCAGCTAAGAGAATTATAGTAAATAGTGTTATTATTATTTCCATATATTAAACGATTTCGTACCCTTTTAAAAAATATTCGTTAGCCTTTTTATATTTGATATCCACCAACTCACCGTTTGGAGATTTCATTACTACCTTATCATTTCTACCATAATTTACTTTACTCTTAATAGTAGTCGTATATTGTCTATCTTTAACAGTAATTCCATCTAAATGATCAATTTCATGTTGAACCAAAACTGTCATCATAGTTTCTACTGAAACTTGCTCCTTATCACCTTCTGTGTTTATTTCAAAAACCAATTCACCCATATTATCGGATTGCACCACTACTTTACAAGCACGTATAGTTCTAATAGGTTGTTTCATTGTGGATGGTATTGAAAGACACCCTTCGTAAAATAAAAACCCATCTTTAGAACGTTCGGTAATAACTGGATTAATTAATAATAATTCTCTTCCGTTTTCATCATCACCAAATTTAATAAAACAGGCTCTTTTTTTAATTCCCAACTGTGTGGCAGATATACCCAAACCTCCAAACTTTGTTAAACCATTTTCTAATGTGTTATGCAATTCATCTATTTCAGAAGCAGTCATTTCTGTTTTTTGAATTGGTGTTTTTAAGTATTCTACAAACTGTTTATCTGTAAGTCCTAATTGGTTTTTTTCTATTATTAGTTTCATATTATTTTATAAAAGGTAAAATTGCTAATTCTTTAGCTTTGCATTCAACCATAATGTCCAAATCCAAACCATATGTGTTGGGGAGGGCATTAATAAGATAGGAATGTGCTTGTGGTTTTTCTTTTGGGTTGTTTTCATGTAATGCTTTACTTTCTGAATAATGAACTTCTTGCTTAATCTCTTTAGGCCAAGTTGTAGCTGCTAATTTAAGTGCCTGCTCTTCTGATAAATCGCCGGTACAAAATTGGTGATGGTGGTAATCAAATACAATTGGGATACCTGTATTTTTATGAATATACATAAGGTCTTTTACGGAATACATAGAACCCTTATCATCATTCTCCAATGTCAGTCGTTTGCGTACGCTTGGTGATAATCTTTTGAAGTTTTGTATCAATCTATCCATAGCAGATTGTTTGTCCCCATATACACCATTACAATGAATATTAATGTTATTATAATGTGTTTTAGATAACCCCATCATATCAAATACTTTGCCATGCAATTCTAAATCAGCAAAAGTTTTCTGAACAACTGATTCGTTTGGTGATGGTAATACGTTGAATGGACCGGGATGGGAATTTATACGAATATTATGGAATTTAGCGTAATCACCTGCTTTCTTCAACTCACTTTTAATCTCTTTATAATCTTTTAATTGAGTTAAATCCAATCCATCACCCCACGGTATAATTGAAGAAGATAAACGAAAGAATTTAATTCCATTTAACCTATTCCACTCTAAAATTTTAATAATATCTTTTGCATTGAGTAATGCGAGTTCAGATACATAATCTAAACCTTTTTCTTGATAAGTTCGCTTTATCATAGTACGATTTGTAGTGACTTTCTTACCAATTGTCATATTTATACAGGCATATCCTAAATTCATACAACTAATATACGAAAAATATTTTATATTTCCAAATTTAATATTTTTTTATGTTTTCCTCTTCATTTCTAATACGATTGAGTTCTTTCATATTACCATTTTTAGATGAAATCCAATATTGTACTGCTTTTGGGTTATTTATCCATAAATTCTTCTTAGCCCATGGAAAATCTGGATGCATAAACTCTTCCCATTTTAAATCAGAAAGATACGTATCATCGTGTGAATTATTTTCCACTATACCATCCGTTTTTTCTTCAATTGGTAAAATTTTTCCACTATCTTCGGTATTTTGTTGAATATTTTCCACTAAATCTTCTTTTTTATCACCATAAACTTCATACAATCCTAATTCTTCATCACCTCGCATCATTTCAACTAAAGCTTCTTTTTGTTTACGTTTTTTATCTTCAATCATTCCGTTAAATGCGATGATTAGAGCTACTGCTAACGGATCAAACACAAATACAATCAAAAATATAAAGAATTTTACAACATTTTTCAATTCTATACCAAACGATTCGGCTACAAAACGAAAACCACCTACTTCTTTCTCCAAATCTAAATTTTTTATCTTAATTTGATTGATTTTTTCGGTTTCTTCTGAATTTTGTGTTTGTAAATCCGAAATTTTATCGTTAATTTTGCTAATTTGTTTATCTCTGTTATCAATTGAACGAATAAGACGAGAGTTTACCTTACCACCATCTAATATTTTACCCTGATTAGTGTTAAATTCGGTAATTTGAGTAGAAAGTTGTGTAATTTGGATAGTATTTTGATCAATTTTAGTTTGGTGAACTGCAATTTCTCTATCTACTTGTTGTAATTGAAGTGATTGTGCTTGGAACGCATTTGAAAGATATCCAAAAATACCTGCGGAAGTGATTAACATCAATGTAATAACGGATATAGTTAAATACCATTTAATAATTCCCTTAATATCATACCATTTTTGTTTCAAATAAGTTGCAGTTACTAATTTAGCTAATTCTAATGAAGA